CGCACGAAAGTTTGTGCGGTAGGCATTCATGAGCTTTTGAGCTTTGCGGAAATTGCGGAACAATTGACAATCTGCACGGTTTCAAGCGTATTTGTGGCGCATACGAAACACGAAACAGTGTACTTCGACGGATTGACCGAAAGTGAAAGTGTATCGCTGTATACTCTATTCCTTGCACCCTATAGCCATATTGCAGAAAACAAAGAGGATGATGACCTATTTGTTGACGCTGCGAACGTTCGGCTATACAACTTTGCCAAGCGCTTGCAAGAGTATCACGCAAAGCAACCAAAGTACACCAAACATTTAGATTAGTGCCAAGCTAGACTGTATTAGAGCCTAATACAGTTTAGCTTGTTTCTAATCTTCGTTTTCTAGACAAAGGAAAATCGACAATGAACGTTAAGAGTATGTTTGAAAGTGTTAATGTAGAAAATGGCTTTTCGTGGGACTGTCTACATGACGAAATTCCTACAAAGGGATACGCTGTGAGCGCTTTTAAGGGTAGGGAACGGATTTTTGACCATGTTCCCACCGCTTTAGAAATTGCTACTTTTATCCTGGAAAATGCCGACGTTCTGTTTTCTACGAAATATATTTTGGGTGGACATTCTAAGGTGTTAGGTTGCTGGCAGTACAATGGGCAATGGTATCTTGACGTGTCGCTCATTTATGACAATCGGCAAACTGCCCTTCAAACTGGTATCCTGAATGACCAGATTGCCATATGGGACATTGAGAATTGTCAAGAAATTCTGTGCAATTCAATCCAGTTTGCAACTTTTGGGGATTAGATACAAACTAGAATCTAGTAGAGTAATTTTCTACTAGATTCTAGTTTGACACTACACACAAGCTAGAATACACTCTTGACAGTCTGTTAACTTACTTCTCTTTGAAAGGGCTTTTCACTCATGGCGCGCAAACATTTGTTTAACGTCAGCGATTTTAATGGAATTTCGCCGGTTGCGAACATCCTGGAGGTTTACAACTATGTTACGCTGAATTCCTCCAGTATCGATATCGTTAACGCTGCTAACTGGTATCCTATCGCACATAGTTGGTGCGTAGACGTTGCAAGCGCTTACGGATTGACGGTGGAACAAGTTGCAGGCATTACAGCCGCATTGTCGCCACAAATTAACTGGACCAAAAACAAGTTGCAGACTACGCTATTGATTGAAAAAATGGTGGCTGGTTTGCCGGTTGTCGGTCTAATGGCATATGCGGCAAACGTTGCAAAGGCAATCCGCATATACAATGGTGAGCCTGTTCTAGACGTTCTAGGCGGAAAAAAGGTCCGGTCGTTCTACAATAACATTATGCTTAACAGTGACAGTGTAACGATTGACCGGCACGCCTTACACATCGCATTGTACGGTGTTGAAAACGACGAAAAATCAGGCTCTATCACACCAACCGATGCGCTATATGTGATTGCCGAAAATGCCTATGTTGACGCTGCGAAAATTTTGGGAATTTTGCCCTATTCACTGCAAAGCATTACGTGGACGTTCAAAGCTGAGAATAACGGCAAGGTGCAATAATGACCTACACTGTCAAGACTGTAGCGTTCTACACTGTTAACGGTAGAACGCTACAACAAACTTTGGTGCGCTATTCTGGAGCTAACAAAGAACTGTTTGAACGCATGACGTTTCTTTGTGCTCCAGTTAATAGCACGGTAGAACAAACTACAGTTAACGGCAATACCATCACAACTATCACGAGTAAGGATTAATCATAATGCTTTACAATCTGGTATTTGTTCTAAAGTATCGTTGTCAAGGTAAGGTTAAAACTGTTAAAACACTGCTATACACTGGAGAGAATTATAGCGAATTGATACGCATACAGGATAGAAATACTGTAGCTGGTTTGCATAGTGTTTCTGCTAGTAAGGACGGCAATACGTTAAACGTTACGATAACTGAGAATAACGTAGATTAAAGGATAGGAGAATTGAATTATGAACAATGCAACTTGGATTATATGGTTTGAATGGGAAGAATACGGTGAAACATCCTCGCGCATAGTCGAGGTATCACAAGCTGATTTTCCTAACGTATCTGAAGCTGTAGAGTATGCACGAGAAAGTTGTTTCATGCGGTATGAAAATCCGAGCGTGCGTAGAGTAGAGGATTCTATTACGCTTAATGAGATTGAATGGTAAGGGAGACGTTCTAATGAGTAAGTACACGTATGAATGTAACGGTAAGATTGAGACGTATTGCTTAACTAATGCCGATTGCAATAACTGATAAAGGATAATGCTACTATGTACCATACTATTTTCTACTATGACAACGTAGGGGAGTTTAATTCCAGTATTCTTTTCAAGTGTAACAGTAAAGATGTCTTCACTGTGATAGAAACGTTTGAAAAACAAAATACCGGTAAGAAAGTTGTTTCGGTCACTATGTACGATGGTACGCAATGGATTAAACGGAATTTCGTTGGATGGGAGACGATATAATGAGCAAGTACACGTATGAATGTAACGGTAAGATTGAAACGTTCGAAGGAAACGATGAACAAGTTAAGGAGCATATCTGTAATCTGTTTGGGACGTATTTCTGTTGCACATGTGTAATTTTTGGTGTAACATATCTACTCTTTGGTCATGTAGAGGTAAGGAAAAATTGACAATGCAACTTGTAACCACCGTAATTGATTATGCAGGTTATTTGAGAATCCACTCCCAACTGCACATGTGTTCACGGTATGTTCATATGAACACTTTTCGACGTTTGCCGTCTGATACTGACGTTGCAACTTTACAGGCGCAAATTGACGCTTTGCGCAACGTCGTTTGCGGAAAGTAGGCTCCAACAACTTGACAATAACACGTCGTGCCCGTCATGCCCATAGGAACGTCTACAAGCGTTTTTATGGGCTTTTGGCTATATATGTACTATAAGCGTTCTATCGTTGAACCTTGGCCTTCCTGAGGTCATGACGGGCCATTGTAGTGAGCACGCTAACCCCACATTTTTGGGGGTCGAAAATCAGCCGCCAAACGCCTGAATTTACTTTACATAATTCACACCTTCGCTATGGCTCTAGGAAGGCCTACAAGCGCTTATTTTGCAAAAGTGGTATACATACACCAAAAGCGTTGTATCGTTGCGTGGTGAGCGTCCTAGAGGCATGTAGGGGCATTGTAGTATTGAACGTTGGAGCGCAAAACGTTGGAGCGCAAAACGTTGGGCAGCAGCCGCCTACTGTGCAATGTGCACAATACTACATTGCGCATAGTCATGGTGCATAGGGCACGTGTAACGTATAACGTTATACTTACAACGTATTAAGTAAATACAGCATACATAGTAAGTCTTTTATTAAGTTTTTAATTTACAAAACTTTACTGAACAAATGTTCTACTGTGTACAATGTGCACAATTAACGCTCTATGTAAGGCCGTTTTTAAAGTAGAACGTTATACATACAACGTTACAACGTTATACAATACACTGTATATACAGTATATACTACATACATACTATACAATGTGCACAATAGCATAGTATACTATACAAGATGCACAATAGATATATACACATCATTGCGTGTAGTCATAGCGTGTATTATTTACAAAATAGTAAGGCAAATTTCGCATAGTCCACATACCCCCTTACGAAAGCGAAAGTGAACTTACGGGGGGTGGAGCATGGGTGGTAGTAGTTTCTTTTAGGTACTAACCCCCTTTGTTTTTGTAACGTAAATTTTTCAGGTACCATCAGACCTCTACAACTGCCAAGCTACAATCAGAACTCCAAACGACAAAAGCAGAAACGCTGCCTCTATTCTTAAAAACGTCAATCGTATAGCCGTTAAAGTAATGTCTGACAATACCAAAATACCATCCCCCAAAGCTCTCCTGCATCACCTCTTTTCCTAGCTCTGGCTCCTTGAAGTAATACAGCGCAGAGTTGAACATCTCCCTGCCTACCTCTACCACGTGCGCCCCGTAGCGATTTTCTAGTAACTTGGAAAATTCTGGTCCCATAACGCCCCTTAGAAAATAACCCTATCCCACGGCATTGATACGGCAACTGCGTACCCACCCGCTACTCCGTCAACTATAAACAGCAAAAGGTGGTCCTTATAATAAAAAACGTACAAATTATAGCCGCCATAGTCGTACATATATTTCAAAATTTCCACGTTCCTAAACGTCACCATATTTTCTGCGTGAGCGTAGGCAGTCTCACAAAACATATCCAACTCACGTCGCACGTCGCCCCTAACCAGCGTCACGTTGAAGGCGTGCACGAGCATGTCTACAAATTGCGCCACGTTTTTGCCGTTCATCACTCCCACTTTCGGAGAATTACAGTCTCTCCTACCGCTCCAAAAATTATAAAAAGTGTTGGCCTCATGTTCAGGCTGTAATAAACGTTCAGGCGAAAGCCGTCGAACTTGTACAGGTCGAACCTGTAATCAACGCTGTCATACTGCGCTACAAGCCCTGGTGTCATAGAAAACGGGGGAGCGCTTGTGTCCCACGCCAGGCTTGTCAGGGCGTCTGCAAAATCTTGGTCGGCAAGTTCTATAGCGTCGTTAAACCTAAACTTCATCCCCTCTTTTACCAGTATCGCCAGAATTGAGAACTGTTCCACCGTCATGGTTAGTACCCCGCCATAATTTCCCCATCACCATTCCACCAGTCCACTACGAAGGCGGCAATTCTGCGTTCATTTTCCTCAAAGCCGAAGATGCGCAGAATTTCGTTGCCCACCATCAAAATGTGGGGCGGCTGCTCTGCGAACGTCTTTTCGGAGATTATGAACGTGCTGCCGTTGGGCATCCCACGCAGGTAGCGGTTGGAGGCGAAGAACACGTCAATAATGTTGAACGACATTTGATAATGGTCGCCCTGGTTGCCTGCAATGTCCACGTAGAGCATATTGCGCATGTACTCTACAACCGTGTGGAAGTTCAACGTTGCCACACCGTTCAGGTCGGGAACCACCCACTTATCTTTTGTAGAAAACGTGAACGACACCGGCACAATTTCACACTCTGTTTTGCTGAGGCGTTTCCTGGTCATGGAGCAGGCAGCGGCACCCCTACTTTTGTAGATGCGGGCACGTTCCTCGTCGGCTACCCAAGACTGCCATCGTTCGCCAAGGTAAAAACCAGTATCCCTATTGCGCACTACGAAGCGCTCAATCATTTTGTTCTCCTTTATAACTGCACCGTGCCAAGCGGCACACTTGAATGACCAAACTATATCACACAAACGGCGTATGTCAAGCGTGGGTTTGGCAAAAGTGTTAATCTTTTATGAGGGTGTGGGCGTTCAGATTTTCTCCCACACCGATATTTGTGTTGGGAGGAATACATGTGGAATTGATAAATGAAGTGAAGTGGTGGGTGTTAACGCCACACGAAGTATGGTACTTATTGTTGTTCGTGGTCATCTTTATCGTGCTCGTTTTTTTATTGACGAACAGGGCGCATCTTTTGAGAACGTTTCACTTGGGCAACGTGGAAGTAGGCGCATTACACCAAGAAATTCGTGACCTAAAGGCGTACATTGCTAACCTGGAGGGTCAGGTTAAGAGTATGCAACTTTTGGTTAACATTCTCTTGGAGCGCAGCACCGTAACGCCTGATACATCCCAAACCACCACGACCACAACGTCAAAGCTGGAGGTTACTAAAACGGAGCCTTCCCACCCCAAGCGCATTAATCGGCCCGTCCTACTCGTGTACGGTGTCGATGCTTTTGGGGAACAGGACCGTCAGGCGTTGAAAAAGGCTGGCATTACCTTCTTCCGCTTGCGTTCTGCGGACCTTGAAACGTTGAAGGCTGAACTTCAGCGACGGCGCAGTGAGGGCAACCTGTACGACATTGTTCACATTAGCGCACACGGGGGAGGGGAGGAACTTATTTTTGATAATGATTCGGTTAGCGGGCAGGAACTTTCCGACGTTCTCTCTGGCGTGCGGGGGATTTTCCTGGCGACGTGCAGCAACCAGAAAGTAGCGGATAAACTGGTAGGCATTGTCAAATATGTTATTGTTGTTTATGAAGAAATTGATACCAACGACGCTGCAAACTTTGTGTTTGAGTTCTACAAACGTTATCGCACGAGCCAAAACGTCGAAACGTCTTTTGCAGAAGCAATGGCTGTTTTACCGCATATTTCAGAGTTTGTGGACCTAAGAATAGGAGATAGAGAATAATGGAAAATAATATTGAAAAAGCTGCGCTGGCAGTTCCAGATAGTGTTTTTGAAAACAAGGTTGTACAGGAGCGCTGGTCCCTAACCGTTCAACACATCACTTGGGGCCTTATTGCCCTGGCAGCGATTGCCCTGGTTGGCACGTTCCTGCTGGCGGCTTTCGTTCCCACCATTCCAGATACAGTCATCCTTTTGGCTACGACCGTTGTAACCGGCTGTATCAGCGGCCTTGTAGGTTTTATCGCAGGGAAGAATTCGAATGCGTAGCGCAAAAGTAAAAGACAGGGCAAGCATTGTTTTACAACTTCCCATCGAAGAGCGTCCTGAGCGCATGACGACAATTTTGCAAAAAATGTCGGACGACGAGCGTAGGGCGCAAATTTGGGAGCGCAGGCTAAAGGGCTTCAGCTATGACGCAATTTACCGTGATATGCTGCGAACCTTTGGCGCTGACCAGTTGCCCGAAAAATGGTCCCCGAAGCACGTCTATACAGACTGTGCCGCTGTCCTTGCTCAAGTGCAAAACGAGTACAGGGAAACGGCTGCTGAAATGGTGGGCGTGGAACTGGGACGTTTTGATGAGCTTTTGGCGGGCATTTGGCCTATGGCTGTATCAGGCGACCTTCCGGCGATTGACAGGGCCTTGGATATTAGCAAGGAGCGGCGTAAGATGATGGGCCTGGACAATCCAGAACGCATACAAATCGATTGGCGCTTCCAGGTTGCGGACCTTTTGCAGAAGGGAACGATTCGCCCTGAAGATGTTGTGGCCGAGTTTGGTGAGGAAGCGCTGATTGAGGTCAATCAGTTGCTTTTGGAGAAGCGAGACGAATGACCGCATTAGCTGGTCTGTTGGACACTAGGGCTTACCAGGAAGGCAAGCTTAAAAAAATAAAGGCGCAAGCTGCCAAAAACAGTGCACTGAAGCCGCCAGATACTCCGACAGAATGGGTGTTAGCCATTTATCGGAGTATCTTTTCACGCCCTTTTGGGCCGCAGCACTTAGCCCTATTCGATTGGGCTTGGAGTGTAAAGCCGGGGGAGCGCTCAAATCCTTTTGTAGCTATTTGGAGCCGTGGTTTTGGAAAATCTACCACGGCTGAAACTGTTGCTGTAATGTTAGGGGCAAGAGAGCAGCGCAAGTATCTTTTGTATGTTTCGGAGACACAGGAGCTTGCTGATAGTCACCTTTTGGCTATCAGAGGCATGATTGAGTCTCCTATCCTAAAAGCGTACTATCCGACCTTTGCCGCACCAAAAATCTCAAAAGAGGGCCACAGCCGTGGCTGGCGTCACAATCGGCTGTACTGTGGTAACGGCTACGTGATTGACGCTATTGGCCTTGATACGGCAAAGCGTGGTTCCCGTATTATGGATGCTCGCCCCGACTTTATGATTTTCGATGATATTGATGCCAAGGGCGATGGTCCTGTTATTACACGTAAAAAGATTGACACGATTACGACTTCCCTGCTTCCTGCTGGTAGTATTGATGCCTCTGTTCTTTTTGTTCAGAATATGATAATCGACAGTGGTGTCTTTGCACAACTAGCCCAACCATCTCCCCCTTTTTTGAAGCATAGAATTCTTAGTGGTCCCTTTCCAGCATTACAAAATTTCCAGTGGCACATGGAGTCTACAGGAAAAATTGTAGTTGAAGGAGAACCTACCTGGCCTGCTATTGGCCTTGCCGACTGTCAAAGAATTGTTGATGAAATTGGCCTTACTGCTTTTAGGTCTGAGTACCAACACGAGATTACAAACGAAGGCTCTCTTTTCGAAAATGTAAAATTCCAGCGCATAGACAGCGGCGACGTTCCCCCAACGTGGCGCACCGTGGTTGCTGTTGACCCGGCTGTTACAAATAGTGATGGCTCCGATAATCACGGCATTGCGGTGGCGTCTATAGACGACGAAAACAAAATTTATTTTTTGGATAGTTGGGAAAAAAGAGCCAGTCCTGAGTTTGCCTTGCGAAAGGCTTTGTATTTTGCTGTTAAATATAGTGCTGATTTGGTGCGGATTGAGGCTAACAACGGTGGCGAAATGTGGTATACGCTATGGGAAAAGATTGTAGAAGAATCTGGATTAGGCGAAGATAGAATCCCTGGTGTAGAATTGGTTAAGGCTACAAGTTCTACGGGCAGTAAAATGGGAAGAGCCAGTGCGATGATTGTAGATTATGAGCTTGGGAAAGTGTTTCACGCAATGAATGAAACAGATTCATACATAGAATTAGAAGCTGCGCTACGCAGATTTCCCATACGTGGGAGTGACGACCAAGTTGACGCCTGCTACTGGGCCTGGGAAAGTTTGAGGAATTCTGGATGGATATTCGGGTAGTTGAAGAAAACAAGCAAAAATATTTGAATATGTTAACAACCAAGATTTTTCTGAATGAGGAAGAGGTTGTTGGTTTAACTAAAAGTTCTGGTAAAAAATTTTTAGTAATTTGCCCCTTTTGCCTAAAACAAAGGCTTCAGAGATATGCTGACACTTCTGTTGCGGGGCACACAGTATGCTGTAGTTGTTCAAAGTCTATTAGAACCGTAGTCCCTTTATTGGGAATTAAAAAAGACAGACTTCTCCCCTTTGATTTTGGGGAACATTTTGATGACGGCAAGAAAAGCTATTATAAGGTAAGGGCAGTATGTGATTGTGGGGTTATTAAAGATTACGTCTCTGGTGTTTTCAAAGGTGTTTATAATGTATCTTCTTGCGGCTGTCTAAACAGGGAACTTATGTCAGCAAAAGTTGGTGAGTTAAGCCCAACTTGGAACCCGAATCTTACAGAAGAGCAAAGAAAAAGAAACAACGGCAGAGAAGGGCAAATTAAGGCGTGGCGTAATTTCGTTAAGCGTCGGGATAATTTTACCTGCCAAGTGTGTGATTCTACAGAGAATCTAGTAGTACATCATTTGAATAGCTATAAAGACAATCTAGACGCACGCTGCGACATAGATAACGGCATTACACTTTGTCGTGACTGCCACACAGACTTTCACGTTAATTTTATGGGCACATACCGTGTTCCTTGCACAAGCGAGGACTTTGAAGAATACTTGATGCAAGTATAGGATGATACATGGGAACCATTAAGCTTTCCGATTATAAATTGATTAGTCCGACTGCTACAAAAGCAGTATCGCTTGAGCAGTTCAACAACGACACACTTTGGCGTGAAAATTCATACGAACACGCTGTCAGGCCAAGAAACAAACACTCTGATGCCGTTCGTTCTTCACAGTACAGAGATACTATCGGCGTTATTTATCGTTGTGTTGACGTGCGGAGTTCATCTATTTCGTCTCTACCTTTTACTATTTTGAAGGGTGATGAGGTATTTATTGATAGCGAGACTGCATGGGAAAAACCGGGGTACGAATGGGTAAACGACATTTCTCATCTTTTGTACTTGACAGAGGCTTCCCTTTTACTTTCGTCTGAGGCTTTCTGGCTAAAAAACAAATCCCTTACCCAAAAAATGATGAATCTTCGCTGGTTGGCGGCTCCATTCATAAACCCAGTTTACGATAGTGAACAGGGTATTACAGCCTTTCGGCGCAATGCTGGAATGGGGGATGAGCTTTTTACACCTGAGCAAATTGTATACTTTTTTATTCAAAATCCTTTAGGCGAGTTGGCCCCTGATATTCCGCAAGCACTAGCTGCGTCTATCTCCGCAGATGTAGTTTTGAACTATGAGGAATTTGTTAAAAAGTTTTACGAGCGTGGCGCTGTCAAGGCAACAATTTTGAAAGTTGACCGCAGTACGCCTCCGGCTGAACGTAAACGTTTACGAGAGTTTTGGCAAAACTTTATGTCGGGCGTGAAGTCTGCTTACAATACGGAAGTTGTCAGCGGCGACGTTGAAAGTGAGGTTATCGGTGAGGGTGCAGGCGACAGCGAAAAGACGGAAATTCTTACGTCACGACGCAAAGATATTGCTACTACAATGGGTGTTCCTTATTCTTTACTTTTTGGTGACACATCCTCCAGTTACACGGCTGGACCAACAGAGGAAAAGAACTTCCTGAACTATTCGATTATCCCACGCTCACGCCTGATTCAAAACTTTTTGAACAAGCAACTTTTTGCCGAATTCGGCCTTCAGTTCCGCTTTAACTACGGAGCACTGCCCGCTTTCAAAGAGGCAGGCGACCTTATCTCGAAAATTTTCACAACCTACGTCGATGCCCTGATGCCGCACAGCGTTGCAGCACGTATTGCTGGCGTAACGCTGCCTGAGGGCATTACCTACGACGACCTTGACAAGTTTGCAGAACAAGAGCGTGAGCGGCAGTTCAAGGAGAAGGAGCGCATTGTTACGCTTAACTCTAAACTTACTCCTGGTGGTGAAGGCGGCAAGCCCGCTCCTGGTGGTGACAAGCCTAAGCCGAAGGCAAAGCCGTCAGGCGAAGATAATAACATGAAAACTGAGGAAGTCAAGCGCTTCCAGAAGTGGCTCAAGAATCGTGACGGTGATGTGGACGTTGAAGAATTTGAAACGGAAGTTCTGGACACCGAAGAAAAGATGTTGGTCTACAAGATTTTTGTAGACAAGCGAGGTGGTGGCACCGCCCAGGCCCCTTTTTCGTTGAGTGATAAGCCTGCGCTGAAGGCTATGCAGGTTTATGGAGATACGGAGGGAGAGGAACCTGAAGGACTTGAGGATTTAGACAAGGACAACGCCGACGCAATTGAAGCTGGATTAACCGGAAGTTTTGGTTTCCTTCTGAACGCCGATGCCAACATTGACGACAACGAACTGATGGCAAATTTTGAAACGATGATGTACGGCGATAGCGCAGAGTTAAAGAGCGCAATCTATGCCGCACTGTTGGCCTATGCAGATTTTGGCGTCGAAGTTGCCGTTGGAAAAGTTTCACAATTCTACCCTGGTTTTGACCCTGAAGAAAGTCGCTACATGGCACGTGATTGGGCACAGACGAGGGCTATCGAGGTCTTTAATCTGGTAATGGCTGCGTCTATACGCAAGGCACGACAGAGTATTGAGGAATACAAACGTGGCGGGCTGTCTCGTGAATGGCTCAAGGATGAACTGCGAAAAGCAGCAAGTCCTGAGCGCGCACTTTTGATAGCAGAAAACGAAAGTATTGCTGTAATTACGCAGGCTGCGTATATCGTTTATGCAAATACAAAACTGGTGCAGTACGTCAAATGGGTAACGATGCGTGACGAACGTGTCTGCCCCCGCTGTGGACCCCTGCACGGTAAGGTTTACCCGCTAGGTGGTAATCCAGCAATTCCCGTACACGTTCGCTGCCGCTGCCAGATTTTGCCGATGGTTGACGGTCGCATTCTTCGCCTCTTGGCAGGTTTACTATGAGTTCAACAGCCGATGTTCGCCTAAACGTTCGTGCTAGGGGAATGGCACAGTACGCTAAAAAATTACAGCGTCTCGGCGTTTCCCTTGACGAATTAGATAAGCCCATGCTGGAAGCTGGAAAGATGGCGTTGGCCGCTATGAAGTCGTATCCAACGTACAACGATGACTGGAAAAAGGGCGACAGTAGTTTTTCATACTTTCGCCCTGGTGCTAAATATCGTCGCACTGGAACGCTGTGTGATAGTTGGCGTGGGCGTCTTACAAAGGGGAGCAGAATTATTGTAAGATATTCCGTCTCTACCAGGAACGTCAGTTATGCAAAATATGTTTTGGGGGACCAACAGACGGCCGAACATAGTCCCTGGTGGAGAAGGACAGAATATTGGGAACGGGTTATTGCTCCTGAGACAACAAAAGTTTTTCAGAAACACATGCAGAAATATACGAAATAACTTCTGCTTCGTCTACGTTAAAATCTAGTTTAACTCTAGGATGGATGGTAAAGATAGGCTTGAACTTTATAGGCGTATCTTCCAACATTTCTAAAATATAATCTTCAGTAGTTCCATCTAACCAGTTCTTTATATTTGTATAGATATTATACAAATCTATATCACCAAAATAAACCCTGCAATAGAACACTCTCTGCATTTTCAGCATTCGTCTGCGTGGCTGCGTAAATTTGAAAATTAAATACAGACGTTCCGCAGTCATAACGCTGGAAATTGTGCACTGACGTTTGATAAAGGCGGGAAACAGCATATTTTGTACACCTCGCTAAGAAATAGTCTATATTTTTAGAAGTAGCGGCGAACGCTACAAGGAGATTTTACCACACATGGACGTAACAATCAAAAGTGTAACAGATGACGAAATAGTTCTGGAAGGCTACGGAATTTATTTCAACGCCACTGATTTGCACGGCGAGAAGTTTGCCCCTGACGCAGAGTTTTTTCTGGAAAATGTCAAGTCGATTCCTGTCCTTTGGGAGCACACCTTGACAGGCGTTGAGGACATTCTTGGATGGGCAAAGGCCGCTTACACAGACGAAACCGGCGTTTTCTTTGAAATGGCGCTGAAGCGCAGCAATAAATACGTTGCTGGCATTCAGAAACTTGTGGAAAAGGGGCGTGTTGGCCTGTCAACCGGTGCACTTCCGCAGACTATTAAGCGGGATGGCACAACGATTAAACGCTGGCAGGTTTGTGAAATTTCCACGACCGTTACCCCGGCTGATTTTCGTACATTGGGCGTGGCCGAAGTGAAAGCGCTTGCCGACATTTTGGGTGACGAAAGCGAAGTTGGTAAATGGGCGAAGGGCTTGCAAGAGGGTGCAGAGGGTGAACAGCCAGCATCAGACGAGCCGCCTGTTGAAGATAAGAAAGTAGAGGATGTAGTTAAAAATTTTGAAACAATTGAAGTAGTGGAGGATAAAATGGGTGATGAAACTAAGCAGGGCGAAAACACTGTTCCTGCTGACAACGGTGAGCTTGCTGCAATGAAGTCGCAGATGGGCGAAATGAGCGCAGCGCTTACCAAACTTATGAACGTTCTGGAGAATACGCCCGCTGCTAAGGCTGGTTATGTGACCTCTGACGGTGGCACCAAGGACAAGGCCATTAAGAATTTTGGCGATTTCCTGGTTGCTGTCAAGCGTGGCGACGAAAAGCGTCTCTCCGGTGTGTACGGTTCGACTAAGGACTTGGGCGAAGGCTCCGGTGCATCCGGTGGTTTCCTGGTTCCTGAGGAATATGCTACGAACCTGTTGCAGGTTGCGGCAGCGCAGAATCAGATTTACGGGCGTGTCCAGCACATTCCTGTGTCTCGTGAAAGCGGCTCCTACCCTGCTCTCGACCAGTATTTTGCGCCTACGGCTGGTTCCGGTCAGGTTGCGGCTGCTGGTGGTGTTAAGGGTACGTTCACCGCTGCTGGTCAGACTTTTACGGAGACTGAGCCTTCGTTCACGACCCTTCAGTGGCGTCTGTCGAAGGTTGGTGGCCTGACCGAAGTTGAGAATGAGCTTATCGAGGATAGCCCGTTCGCAATTGAAGCCCTGCTCCGTGGCCTGTTCTCGGTGGCGATTGCTGCAAAGAATGAGCGCAACATTTTGCGTGGTTCGGGTATCTCGGAGCCTCTCGGCATTCTGAACGCCCCTGCCGCTATCGGTATCAGTGATGCGACGAACGCTTCCTTCACCTGGACCGATGTTAGCAACATGTACGCCCGCTTCAAGAGCGTCGGTGGCTCCCCTGTGTGGATTATCCACCCTTCGGTGTGGCCCAAGATTATGACGATGGCAAACGGTACGGACAATGTGTGGCAGAGCAATATTCAGACCGGCCCCACGAACGTTCTGAACGGCTACCCCATTCTCGTATCTGAGCACATGCCTCAGATTGGCTACACCGGTTCGGTTCTGTTGGCTGACCTGAGCGGCTACCTCATGTTCGAAAAGGCTGGCCTCTCGATTGCCTACAGCGACCAAGTTGGCTTTACTCGTGACGTTGGTACGTGGCGCTTCCGACAGCGCAATGACGGAAAACCGTGGCTTCAGGACGATATTACCCTTGCAGATCCCCAAGGAAGTTACACCGTCTCGCCTTTCCTATATCTCGTCGTCGATTAAATAACCAAAACTTGCACATTATCTTAATTTCTGGTAAAATAAACTCGTGGCAGATAGCCATAGAACCAGGAGAAGATAATGTGCAAGGTAGAGGGTTGTGAACGTCAAGCAGTTGCGCAGGGTTTTTGCCTTAACCACTACAAACAAGCCAAGAGACGGGGTGAAATTCAAAAGGTAATCAAGCCTAAGTCTGGAACTTGTGAAGTAGAAAGTTGTGAAGGGAATGTGTACGCAGACGGTAAATGTGCAAAACATTATCGTCAAGTTCAAAGAAAAAGTGTTGAACAAATTTGCAGTGTAGAAGGTTGCGATAAACCACATTTAGCTCTAGGATATTGCAATAAGCATTACCAGCAATATCAAAAGTATGGCGAAATTCCAGGGCCAAAGCCTAAGAAAGAAAAGCCAAAGAAAGAGCGAAAGCGGCCAAACAACGTTCGGGAATGTATAAAATGTGGGAACGTTAAAAAGATTCACGGGTATGGGATGTGTTTATCTTGTTATCGTAAAAGCAAAAGGTTTGAATATACGAATTACGAACACAAGCGCAGAGAAAAAGTCCGCAGTACAGCAGAAAAGTTTACAAAGCAACAAGTTTTGGATAAGACTAACGGCAACTGCGGAATCTGCGGCTTGCATATAGACCTAACGCTAAAACGGCCCGACATGAACTCTTTCAGCATTGACCATATTTTGCCGATAAGCAAAGGCGGTTCACACACGTTAGAAAATGTACAGGCGGCACACCTTTTGTGCAATTGTTTGAAGCAAAGTAAGGTGGACTAATTGGAACAGTTAAAAACGCCGCACAGATTTATAAAATGCGAGGTCTGCGAAAAGTTTTTAGTTGTAGACTATAAACCAGTAGTGGATACTCTGGTTGCAATATGCGACGTTGTTGACGTTACAGAAATGGGGGACAGATGGCAGTCATTTGCCCCCATTACTCCAGCCCACTTCTTTTGTGTAGAACACGGTCGTGAAGAAAAACAGTATAAATTACAGGAGATAAAATAATATGTTCGCTTTCGAAGGGCGAGTTTCTGATAAACTCGCAGTTGTTGGTGTCATTCAGCCCCAGGCCATTGCCTTTGGTGCTACTGGCGTGCTGACCGGCGCAATTGATATGAAGGACTGGGAGCGTCTGATTGTCGTGGCTCAGTCTGGTACGCTTGGCTCCAGCGGCACGTTGGACATTGCAGCGCAGGCTTCGGCAACTAGCGGCGGCACGTATGCGGCCCTGACTGGCCGTTCGGCTACGCAGCTTGTGAAGGCTACCGACGACAACAAGATTGTCGTGATTGAGGTTACGCAGGATGACGTTGCGAAGGTTGAGAAGCGCTATGTGAAGATTAACAT